GGTGGCTCCGAAGTCCGTCAAGATCAGAACTCTTAATGATCAAGCCATGCGGCTGCGCAACGCGGCTGCAAACTCGCCGCGCAACGCGGTAATCGGAGTGATCAGATGCCCAAGGGTGGAGCACGCCCACGTTCCGGACCCGCGCCCGATCCGAACGCACTTCGCCGTGAGCGCGATGCCGGCGAGTGGACCATCCTGCCGGCCGAAGGCCGCGAGGGCGACGCGCCGGACTGGCCGCTGACCGAAGCGAACGACCGCGAAGACCTGATCTGGTCCGCGCTGTGGACCAAGCCGCAAGCTCTGATGTGGGACCGCTACGGCCAAGAGTTCGAAGTCGCACTTTACGTGCGGCGCCTGGTCGAATCCGAAGGTCGCGGTTCTCTCGTCAACCTCGGGACCCTCGTTCGCCAGATGGCTGACTCGCTCGGCCTGACGACACCCGGCATGCGGGCCAACCGCTGGCGCATCGCTGCCGAGGAGCCGGTTGCGGTCTCCAAGGCTGTCGAGCCCCGCTCCCAGTCGTCGGCCCGGTCGCGAATGACGGTCATCGCCGGTGGCCGCGACGACGCCTGAGTTCGTCGTTGACTTCCCCACGCTGTGGGTCGCGGCGGACTGGATTGAACGACACTGCGTCGTGCCGGACAGCTTCGCCAAGGGCGAGCCGTTCACGCTCTACGACTGGCAGCTGTGGTGCACCGTCAACCACTACCGGATCCGGCCGGCTGCGGTCAGAGGCCAGCTTGCCCCGGCGTTCCATAACCGCCGATCGCAGGTCGTGGCACCGCAAAAGACCGGCAAAGGGCCGTGGACGGCGAGCATCTGCGCGCTAGAGGGTGTCGGCCCGTGCATCTTCAACGGCTGGGCTGAAGGTGGCGAGATCTACGACTGCCGCAACTGGGGTTGTGGCTGCGGATGGATCTACGTGTACGAGCCCGGGGAGCCGATGGCCCGGCCGTGGCCGACTCCGCTGGTGCAGATCACGGCGTTCTCCGAGGAGCAGACGGACAACGTCTATCGCCCGCTCCAGTCGATGATCCGGAACGGCCCGCTGACCGACCTGATGAAGGTCGGCGAGGAGTTCATCAGGCTGCCGGGCGACGGCCGCATCGATGTGGTGACGTCTTCCGCGCAGTCCCGCCTCGGCAACCCGGTCACGTTCGCGCTTCAGGACGAGACGCAGCTGTGGAACAAGACCAACAAGATGACGAAGGTCGCCGATACGCAGCGCCGAGGTGCTGCGGGCATGGGCGGTCGCTCGATGGAGACCACGAACGCGTGGGATCCGTCAGAGGAGTCGGTTGCCGAGACGACAGCCGAGGCGGCCACGAAGGTCGACGACATCTTCCGCTTTCACCGGCTGCCACCGCCGTCGCTGTCGTACAAGAACAAGGCCGAGCGACGCCGGATCCACCGTGCCGTCTACGCCGGATCGACGCACGTTGACCTCGACGCCATCGAAGCCGAAGCCGCCGAGCTACTGCTGCGGGATCCTGGGCAGGCTGAGCGGTTCTTCGGCAACAGAATCGTCGCCGGTGCCGGCGCGTGGCTGGACCGCAACTTGTGGGACGCGCGCGCGCAGCCCATGGATCTGCCGCCCCGGCCGCGCGTTGTGCTCGGCTTCGACGGCTCCGACCTGGACGACTGGACCGGCATCCGTGCTGAGACGCTCAGCGGCTACCAGTTCACGCCCACCTATGGACCCGACGACCGACCATGCATCTGGGACCCGGCCGATTGGGGCGGCGAGGTGCCGCGCCTGGAGGTCGCCGCAGCCATGGATGAGCTGATCGGCTCCGACGGTCGTCGTGGCACGCTCGACGTGGTCCGCGCCTACTGCGACGTCCGGTACTGGGAGACCGAGATCGACACCTGGGCCGCGAAGTACGGCGACGAGCGCGTGATCCGCTGGTATACCCACCGCACCGCCCAGGTTCACGCAGCGGCCGAACGGCTGCGGACCGATGTCACGCAGAAGGACACCACATTCCGGCACGACGGCTGCGAGACGACCGGAAAGCATGTGGCCAACGCGCGCATGGCAGCTAGGCCCGCAAAGCGCTACGTCCTGGCGAAGGCCTCGGTGCATCAGAAGATCGACCTTGCGATGTGCTCGATTCTTGCCCACGAGGCCGCCGGCGATGCGATCGCTGCTGGCCTTGCCAGGCCCAAGCAGCACTACGTCTACACGGGATGAGGTGAGCCGGTGGCCACACTGGAGCAGGCCCGCCAGCTCGTCGATACCCTGTCGGCCGAGCTGGCGCGGCGTACCAGCGATATCCGGCGCCACCACGACTACTACACCGGCCAGCACAACCTGCGCTTCGCCAGCGACGAGTTCGCCGACTACTTCGCCAAGCGCTACCGCGGCTTCGCCGACAACTGGGTCCAGGTCGTCGCAGACGCCCCGGTGGAGCGGCTCACCGTGACCGGGATCCAGGCTGCGGGCGACGAGATCGCCGACACGGATACCTGGGAAGTCTGGCAGCGCAACGACCTGGACTCGGAGTCACAGCTTGGCTTCCTGTCCTCGGTGCTCGGCGCCCGCACCTTCATGCTGGTCTGGGGCGATCCGAAGAATCCCGACACGCCGATCGTCACCTTCGAGGACGCCTCCTCGGCCATCATCTTGTACGAGCCGGGTTCCCGAACCCGGCGCCGTGCGGCGATGAAGCGCTGGCAGGACGGCTTCGGCGAGTACGCCACGCTCTACCTCCCCGACGAGGTGTGGAAGTTCTTCCGCGCCCCGCAGAACCTCATCATCAAGCCTCCGCTGCTGGCGGCGGCCGATGAGCAGGTGAAGCCGTGGATGCCGCGCGAGGTCGGTGACGAGCCGAACCCGCAGCGCAACCCGATGGGCGTCGTGCCGATGCGCGAGCTGCCCAATCGTCCGATGCTCGTCGATCAGCCGATCTCGGACGTGGCCGGCACGATCGCCATGCAGGACGTTATCAACCTGCTGTGGGCCCAACTGCTGACGGCCTCGGACTACGCCTCGCTCCAGCAGCGCATTGTCTTGGGCGCGGACCTGCCGAAGATGCCGATCCTCGACGACCAGGGCCAGCAGGTCGGCGTGAAGCCGGTCGCGCTGTCCAAGTTCATCAAGGAACGCGTCCTGTGGCTGGAAGACCCCGATGCGAAGGTGGCCAGCTGGCAGGCCGCCGACCTGAAAGCGTTCACCGATGTCATCGAGGTCGCAGTTGGGCACCTGGCCGCGCAGACCCGCACTCCCGCGCACTACCTCATCGGCAAGATGGTCAACTTGAGCGGCGACGCCATGACTGCGGCCGAGACCGGTGTGGTGAAGAAGGCCCAGGAGAAGCAGCTTTGGTACGGCGCCGGCATCCGCGGCGCGGCCGAGCTGATCGCTCTGGCCCGCGGCGAGACCGCCAAGGCCCGCGCGATGGCTGCCGGCCGGGTGCTGTGGGCCGACGCCGAGTCGCGGAACATCGGCCAGCTCACCGACTCGCTGCTGAAGTTGCGGCAGATCGGTTTCCCGTTCCAGTTCCTGGCGCTGCGGTTCGGCCTGACGCCGACCGAGGTCGCGCAGCTGGTCGAGATGCGCGAGTCCGAAGCGGCGATGGACCCTGTCAACGCTCTGATGAACCAGGCGAACCCGGGCGCCGGGGCGGGCACGGGGATGGCCGACGCCGAGACCGGCGCTGACGCCGAGCAGGACAGCGAAGCCGCCTGAGCGCCGCCGTGGACGCCTGGACGATCGCCCGGCGCCATGCCGCGTACCGGCGCCGTACCGCCGCAGCTGCGACCACAGCGGCTGAACGCGCCTGGCGCGCCATGGACCCCGCCTCCCTCGCCGCGTCCTGGTCTCTGGCCAAGCCGCGGATCCTTGCCGCGGTTACTGCCGGCCAGCGTGTGGCGGCGGATACAGCCAGCGCATACGTCGCCGACATGGTCAGCGCGCAGGGCGGCACCTCGACGGCGACGCAGCAAGTCGACGCCTCGGCCTTCGCCGGAACGGCCGCAGACGGTCGGCCGCTTGCCGACCTGCTTCAGCTCCCGATCGCCACGGTCTACAGCCGACTGTCGCAGGGCATGGGCGTCCGGCAGGCGCTGAATCTCGGCGGCGGCCTGCTGTCGCTGCTCGCCGATACCGAGGTAGCCGACGCTGGCCGCGGTGCCGACTCGGTGGCGATGGCCGCCGAGACGAGCGTCGAGGGCTTCATCCGCGTGGTCTCCGGTTCCGCGTGCGGTCGCTGCGCGATCCTGGCCGGTCGCTGGTACCGCTGGAATGCCGCCTTCGATCGGCATCCTCACTGCCACTGCCAGCAGGTCCCGGCCACAGACCGCGAGCGCATG